TACTTGTTCTTATAAAATTTTAAATCTTTTGTTGAGAATACTGCTTCACGTAAAACCATATTCCTATCAAACCATCTACATTTAATACCTTTAAAGATATTAGTTATTTCATTACCATGTTTGTATGATTGTGTAATTTTTTCTACTACATACATAACAGGAGATATAAGTTCACCATGTTTTAAAGTGACTATATCTCCTGGGTTAAAAAACGTTTTTTCAATTTCGTTTATCATATTATTCTTTGTCCTTTTCAATTACTCGACATATAATGTTTTGTTCACTGATAGCGTAATAACCCATATTATTGAATGGAACGGGTGCTACAGAATTTCTGTAATATATATCCTCTCCAGGTTTTACGTATTTACATTCGGGTCCTGCAGAAATAACAGTACCACATGCAATGAATTGTTCGGCTCTCTCCATCTCACCAGTATCATCAGACTTATATGTATCTGCAAAAAGATCTCCTGGAAGAATTAAACCTGAAGCACTTGTCTTAATTTCTCTATAAGGATTTTTTTCAAATGGTTTTATAATAACAGTATATCCAGTTGCAGCTACCTTCATTTTAGATGCATCTTTAGTACCTTTATTTAATTCAAGTAATCTATTTGCTGTTAAAAGCTGTTCTTCCTCCATTTTTTTATTATGAGCAGCAATTTCCTCAGGAGTTAACTCCTTTGTTTCATGTTTAATATTTGCTCCCATAAGATGAACTCCCATTTCTTGCATGTGTGCATTTCCTAAAAGATTTTTTCCCATAATCATTTACATTTTTTAAATTTAACTTATTACCAT